CTCTCAGCGTTGTTTGCTCCACACACAAAGGGAACTGCTGTTGAGCAATCCACAGTAGAGTGGGTATTGAAAGTTTCAGAAGTGAAAATCTTTCCCGCCACCTGACTTCCGCCGCTAGTAGATCCATCTCCGCTATTGTTGTAATTGTTGAAGTAATACATAAGGTTAGTCGCATTTGATTCGTTGCAAAGGGCGTGAATTGTATTTCCAACGCCTCCGCCAAATATCTGTGTTTCAGTAGGTGGTGTACCAACACCAAAATCGAACCCGCAGGCGGGAGCATTCTCAATCGAAGGATCAATAAATCGAACATTGGCTGTCATTGCGCTACCTGTGAACACGACCCCCGATCCATTGGTTTTCAGGTTAGAGTATTCTGTCGTGTCAGACTGGGCGATGGTTACTCCTGTATTTGCCCCGTTGCACTCTACATCGTTGATATGATCATCCCCACTTGGAACGGCACTATTGTAATAAATGCAGCCATTCCCCCCGCTGGTTGACCAAACTACATATACATTATTGACCCAGTTGGAAATCTGTCCCTGCTGAAAATAAAGGCCACCCCACATGTTGTTGATTGTTACATCTTCGATTCGTAACCCAACTGTGTAATAGCCAGTAACACCAGATCCGATTAGGAACGCACCACCCGCAGTGGGCGTCACACCGGGCGCTTGAACAATCTGAAAATCCTTAAATTGCGCGGCAGTTGTGGTTGTGGTCCCGCCGCCTAAAATACTATAGGTGACTGGGAAAATATAGGCCGTGGTGCTGTAGTTTTTGATAATTGTGTTCGCTACGCCACTCCCAAAAAAACCTATAGGCAGAGATCCGCAGTTCGTGAGTTGTCCAGAGACTTTGTAGATTCCCGCTGGAAGTTTGACTTGTAAATTCCCATAATATGCCACGGAGCATGCGGTATTTATGGCAGAAGTGGAGTCAGCTACTCCTGTCGGGTCAGCTCCATAAGTAGGGCAAGTAGGGTTCAGGGTCCTATTGTTGACGCATGAAGTCTCAGTTGTAGCCGCGACGGTGTCTGAGAAAGTTGCATCTGTTCCGTTCAGCAGGCCGGTGAGCGTTGTTGGGCCTACGATGTTTGGAAGGGTAGCATTGCCTGTGACGTTGAGGTTCCCGTTGATCGTTCCTCCGGTGAGCGGGAGTTTGGTGGCATCTGGAGGGAGAGGAGCATAAACTCCCCCGATGGTACAGCCGTAAATCCCCTCAGTTGTAGTGCTTTGCACTAAACTATTCGGGATAGTGCAGGCTACACCTGTCGGATCACCGGTGTAGAGGTTGATCGGCGGGAAACGGTTCGTCTGCGCGGAAGCAAGAACCGCCATGAATGCGAAAGCGATAGTGGCGTATAATTTCGTCATGCTTGAGAGTCTTGTCATTGGATTAGCCTTTGCTTACCTCGCCGTTATTGTTGGGCAGGTATTGGTTGATTGGGATTGTCGCCGGGGTAATTCTCCTGCCCAACGGAAGATATTGATCCAAGAGATGTTGCATAGGATTGAACGCGAGCGAGAGCTTGAGCGTAAGGAATCTTGCCGCCCTTGCTCACCGCAATAGCTAACCGAGATTTGATGTTGGGGTTGTCTAGCACAGCCTTTGCGACCATTGCCACTTTTCCGAGCGTAGTGCTTCCGGTAACCGCTGTCGCTGCAGCCCCAGCTACCGGCGTTCCGATCCCGATAACCTGATGATTCGAGATACGATTCACTGCGCGCTCAAGAACTGGCTGCAAGTCCAACAGTTTGCCCTCGGCTGCGTTAAGGTTGCTGATTTCTGGAAATTGCGTTGCAATCTCCTCTTTCAGACCACGCGCCAAAGCCTTTTGAGCCTCGACCGTTGCGCTTCCCTGCTCTCCATACTTACCCTTGAGAACCCCATAGGTTCCCTGCTTCATCGCCTGCGCATCTGCAGCGTTCATCGGAGGCGCTGGCTGGGGAGGCTTTGCTGGAATTCCCTGTGACATGATAGGGCGCCCCTGGGCATCGAGCAGCCCCGTAGGCCGTGGACCTGTTCCAGGCGTTCCAGGCCGGGCACCGCGCTCCGCAAGGAACTGCTGTCGTGTCGCTTCGATAGCGTTCAAGTCCGGCTGTGCGACAACTTGATTACCGAATCTGTCGAGCGTGGGCTGGATGCGTGTCGCTACCGCATTCGGATCAATTGGCCGTGTTGGATCTTGCGCGATGGTTCCCTTGATTTCGCTATTTAGGTCGTCGATCAAGTTGCCAAGTTTTTCCACTCCCGCCTTAGATACCGGAATGGCATTCTGGAGCCCAGTCCGCACCATTGCCGCGCGATCCGCTTGGCTGATAGTGGTTCCCGGCTTCATTGCACTCTCATAGGCCGCTTCTGGATTCTTGCCGAGTAGAACAGCGCGCCCCAATCCAGAGGGGACCGCATTCAGGGCAGCATTGGCTACCGGTGCGGCTAGTCTACCGCCCTCATAAGCGCCAATCGCCTGGCCGGCAAGATTCTCAGCCGCGAGAGGAACACCGCCCTGTTGGTAATCAGCTTGCACTTGCTGGCCAATTCCCTGAGCAGTCTGAATGGGATGGCGCACGGTGTTATAGATCCCCTCAGCGGTGTCGATGGGGTGTAGGACGGGCTGCGCTAGTGCTTTGATAGCCTGACCGCCAATTTGCTGTACGCCGCCTATAATACCCTGCTGCGCGCCGCCTGACCCTACTGGGTTTGTGAGCGCATCCCAGTAGCTCACCTTTGCCGCATCTGGGACTTCGATCGGAACCATCTTGAAGCCCTTCGCGGCTGCATCATGGACATTTTCGGCGGGAACATATCCATTCACGCCCTCGGGAGATTTCATTTGCACAGCGACTTTGAATCCTGCCTGTTTAGCCGCCTGCATGTTTGAAATCGGGATATCCCCGGTTCGTCCATCCGGCGATAGCATCGTGATGGTGGCCGCGCCTGCTTCCGATGGCGGGTTGTTGACGTTGGATACGTTGCCTCCATCAGGAGGCGAAGAAACGCCTTCGCGTGAGGGGTCAATAGTGACCCTCGGACTCGCTGTGATTCCGGTGTAAACCTGGGGAGCGGTTGCCATTAGTGAGCCTTTCCGCCGAACTGCGCAAACGGGTCATTTCCAGATGTGGGCGAACCCGATCCAGCATCCCCGTACATTCTCTGGAGGATAGCGTTATTGCCAATGCGGGACTTGATTTGCGAATTTACAGATCCACGGATTCCGTTGAGCGCCCCTTCTCTTCCCTCTTTGCTGAGCTTTGCCGATACGAGATTTGCAGCCTGCAGCCTAGATTGATCGCTACCGACACCCCCGCCCATCACCTTTGAATAATCATCGGCAACCCCAAGAACGCGCGAAGCGTATTCGGCGAGAGGACCGCTTCCGGCTGCTTCCCTCGCCCAATCCTCAATTGAATTGAATTTGGGAATTTGGTTTTGCGGAATCTTTTTCGCAGATTCTGCCAACTGGTCGAGCGTTCCGCCTGGGTCAGTAAGGGACTTTGCTGATCCAAAGAATTGCACCTGTTGAGGCGACTTAGCGACACTGAATTGAGATTCTGCGCTCTGAGCGTTGTATTTTCCACCGCTCATTTGGTGCGCAGCCTGCAATGTCTGCGCGATAAACTGAGGTGTCGATCCGCGCGCCTTCAATTCTGATAAGGTCGCATCGCCGTCGAGCAAAAGCTGCGCCGCCGCGTTTGGATCGCCCTGGGAGAGCGCCTGTCTTTGCCGTGCAAGAGCCATTTCAAACGGCTGTCTCGCCTTCGCTTCCGCTCCCGCCTTTACAGCGGCCAGGTTAGCTTGAGTTGCGGGATCATACTTCATCTGTTCATCTGGAGGCATCCCAGCCTGAAGTACCGCGTTTTTGTCGAACTGCGCGGGGAAGTTCTTCGCAATCTTCATCGGCAGTTCGCCGAGCGCGGCCTGGTAGGTCGCCTGGTCTGGAGACGCCGCAAGCTGTTGCGCCGCATTCCTGAGCACCAGCGAATCCGATGCGGCCTGTTCGCCGGGGGCCTTGATTGCGGCCGTCTGCGCGCCGGTCTGCGCCGTCTGCATCCGCGCAACCGACCCAAGAAATGCTGAACTGATGCCGAGCCCGTGCTGGAGCGCCTTGAGCTGGTCATCCGTGACCGCTGCGGGATTCTGCGCGAGTTGCTGGGCTTGCTGTGGCTGTAAGGCTTTCGACTGGACCGCTTGCGGAAGAAGCGCGGTGATAGCCTGCGCCCGCTGCTGAGGGTCTGTGACGCCGATAATCCCATTGATTCCGCTGTAGAGGCTATCGTTCATCTGCTGCTGGTTTGCGAGTTGGTCCTTGGTCAGCGTTGCGGCTGTCTGCTGGTGCTGCAAAAGCTGACCCTGCGCCGCCATGATCCCCTTGCCGGAAACCCCCTGTGAGGCGAGGGTTTTCCCAACCGTAGTGGGGTTGAAGGCGTCCGGGTCTTTCGGGTCGATATGCATGAACCAGTTGGAAATTCCCTGCTGGTCCTTTAGGTCCTGCTGGCGCTGCTGTAGCTCCATTGCGCCGCTCTGCACTTGCTGCTGGGCTTGCTGCTGCTGGAGCGGGGCCATGGCCTGCTGTTGTGCCTGTTGCGCCTGCTGCCCCTTGATTGCCATAAGCTGCCCGTACTGGCTAATCAGGTTTGGAGGCTGCTCGGGTTGTCGAACGTCAAGAGCTAAAAGCGGAATGCTGCCCATCGTCTACCCCATGTAATCCAAGTTGAACATGTTGTTAATATCTGACTGCGTACCGCTGCTTCCGCTGCCGCTTGTTCCCGATGCACCGTATAGCGATTTGAGCATCATCATCTGACTTAAGCTATTGCCCACCCCGCTGGCCATGCCGCCGTATGCATTTCCGGCCCCAACGTAACCGGAAGCGGTCGCAGCCGCGGCATTGGTGTTCTGCTGGCCGACCTGCTGCCCGGTATTGGTGAGCGTGTTTTCCATCTGCCCGGTAGACTGCAAGCCGTTGCTGTTCATGGTGTTCGCCGCTGTCTGACCCATGCCAGCCATACCCGCCAGCTTGTTGTATTCGCTGGTTTGTTGATTCGCCCAATTGTTGTAATTCGTGCCGTAGGTCTGGAGAGCCTGGTTGTAGACGTTGTTGTAATTCGTGTCCGCATAGTTCTGGCCGTATTGGTTGAGCGCCGCCTGCGTCCCCCCAGTGAGAAGTGTTCCATTCGCCGCCGCGCTGGCTTGCTGCGCGCCCTCTCCCTGCTGTAAGCCGAATTGATATCCGGGAGTCTGCCGGGCCTGATCCGCAGTGGGAGCTTGAAAAGCGCCTCCCCCGTATCCCTTCATCAGCTCGCCATACGATCCCAGATTCGTCGCTGCTGTTCCGGTTGTGGTAGTGACGCCGGGAACGGCTACAGATCCAGAGATTCCGGGGATCGAGAGCGTTTGTCCTGCACCTGTCGTTGCACCCCCGCCGCCTGGATTCTCGCCACCCATGCCCATCAGATATTGCAGGGTCGCGTTCGCATTGTCGCCGGTCTGCAAATAAGGCTGGAGATTGGCCTGGTTCTGCTGGTTCTGCTGGTTTTCGAGGGTAAGACCTTCCTGGCCGAGAGACCCCTGCATCTGCGCATTCTTCTCGGCTGCTGTTGCTTGGGTGGACGCCGCATTCTCCGCAGCATTTGCTCCAATGAGGCCGCTGGCGACACTGCCGCCCGCCGCAAGTCCCCCGCCGATCATTAGCGCCGTACCAGTAGCCACACCCGACATTACGACCTCCTACTGAGCAAATTGGCGGATTCGTCGCTGAATTCGTCCTCTGCTTCTTCAACCATTTTCGCGTTGCTCGGGAAAATCATCGTAATTTCCGTTTCCGCACGTGTCACATAAATCTGTTTGCGTCCGGAGGGAGCGTTGAGAACATTGTATCCCTTCAGCTCTTTCCATTCTTCGCCCGCCAGAACGATGCAATCCCCGTTGACGATAAGCAACGTGGGGATCTTGATGAGAACGCTGGTGATGACCTGATACGCGGCCAGACGGCAGGTACGGGCATACATTCCCGCATGGAGAGAATGCTCCATCTTCACCTGGAGCGTATTCTCGTGTGGCCTTATTCTCGCCTCCACCAGCGCAATTTTCTCCATAATTTCTGGAGTTGTAGGCGGCAGCGTTTTGTCGATCAGAGCGAGACTCATAACGTCCTCAGGTAGACAGAATTGGAGCGGCGGTACCGTCCCGCGTTGAGAGCCAGCAACCTCGCAAACCGGCTTCCCGCGGGGACGGTCCATTGAAAGCAGGCGCCTCCCTTGCTTTTCGCGTATTCCTCTGCGAGATCTATCATTCTTGCGCCTGTTCCGCTCATCCTATGCCCCGGTGCGAGGAAAATATCAGCATTGGAACCGATATTTTTACCGTAGTGCGGAATCGTCCAAACCAGCACAGTAAGGAATCCGATTAGCGCGTCTCCCTCGTAAACCCCAAACGCTTGCAAGCCTCCCGATGCCTCCATTAAAGCGTAAAGATCGGCCTGTGGATTGATTGGAGCTAGCTCAGGGTTCGCGCACTCGGACTCGTACTCGGCAAATAGCTCCTTTGCGTTCGGAGCTCCGAGAATGTCCGCGTAGCTTACCTTGCGGATATCGGCCATCAATACCCCTTCGCCATCCAGGAACATGACGCTCCGGCGGTTACCGTATTCGAGGACGAATAGAAGCCGGTAGGCGCGCTTACGCTTGGAGTAAGAATTCCACACGTGTACACGTTGTTCGGGCTGCCGCTTGGATTCGCGGCGCAGGTAGCCGCATTGCCGCCATCGCATCCGTTCGGACTAAAAACTACCTGAATACTCGAAAGCGTGGTGAATGCATGAGGGAAAGCCATGCTGAAGCTACCGCCATTCTGCCCTCCAAACGTGGGAGTTGATCCCCACTCGTCATAGCTTCCATCAGGGTTCTGCCGATAGCAATTACCGCCCACGCACACCGGGCCGCTATTGCTGCTACCTGCACCACTTGATCCTACCGTTACCCAATATGAACCGTTGTACACGGCAGTAAGAGCGGTCGTAGCGCCTACACCAGTAGCCATCAGTGGCGGGTTTATCAGGTTGGAAGGCCACGCTACGGTGTATATGCTTGATCCGTACGGCGAGCCCGGAGTGTAACTGCTGGGTATATTTTGCTGCACAAATGAAGTGCTGGTTGTCAGATAATAATAGGCTTCTGCACCCGTCCCCGCCCCCAGATAGAACTTGTACTGCGTCACGCCCGCATACGCTGGGCAGGTCCAAGTGATTGAGTTCGTAGACCCTGAGCCTGTCGCCTGATACGCCTCCGCGCTCGGCAGGCTCTCTGTCACCCCGAACAGATAACTGCATTTTGCGTAATAGGTTGTCGTAGCCGGGAGACTGCCTCCAGTGGTAGAGGTTGTGACTGTCGGAGCGCTCGCTGGAGCCGTAGTTGTAGACGACCCCTGTATCAGTGCGATGGAAATCAACTGTCCAGTTGATCCGCCGATGATCGAGCTGGAAGTGACATTACCCCCTAGTGTCATCTGGAAAGCGCTGTAGCTCGCCGCGTTAAATGACGGGGCAGAAGTGAAACCGATGATATCCAGGTTCCCGGTCAGCGGAGTAGAGCTTGTCGAGGAGCTTGCAACCGTGTTCCAGTTTGTTCCGTTGTAAACCGTAATCAGCGAGTTGCACACTCCCGCGTTAGTCACAAACTGGGGAGAATTTAGGACATTCGAAGGCCACACGAAGGTTCGCCCCCCGGTCGAGTCTTCGCATATGTCGAAGGTGGAAACCTGTCCAATGGTTCCGCCTGCAATTGTGCTACTTGTCGCGTTCCCTGTGAGCGTGAGCAGGAAATTCGAGTAGTTTGTTGCTGGAAATATCGGCGTAGACGTGAACGTTAGAGTATCGAGATTGCCAAGAATCACCTGCTGGCTCTGCGAGATCGTGACCCAGTTGGAGCCATTATAGAAAGCAGTCACCACAGTGCAAGCATTCAGCGCAGAGTTTATCGTGGGTGCATTCGGGTACGTAGAAGGCCACGCAAACGTAAATCCGGTAGTTTGGCTGTTAACCACCTGACCGGTCCCGTTCTGGCAAATCTGAAAAGCTATCGTCTGGCCCGTAGTTGCTCCGGTGATTGTGCTGGATGCGACATTTCCGCTCAGCGTCATAGTGAAATAACCGTAACTGCTAGCAGCAAAGACGGGAGTCGAACTAAAGGTCACGGCCTGGAGCGCTGAGGCTACGCTGGTAAACGACCCTGATGCTGGCACAGAGGAGCCGATTGCAGAACTATTGATGCTCGATCCTGTAATTACCGCACTGGAAATTGTTGTGCCTGAATCCGTGCCGCCGGTGATTGTAGGGTTGGTGATTGTCGCGCCGCTTATGGTCCCGTTCAGGAACGCATCGCCGGGAATCTGATCAACCGTCCACTGGAGGCTTCCCGATGAGCAGTGATACCCACCAGCGCTGTAGGCGACAAACTTGTAGGAGTTCGCGCCAAGCCACATCACAGCGCTGCCGGTAGTATCGAGAATGACGGGGTTCGTGTTGGCTGTGCCGCCTGTGTAATCGGTGTAGGTCGCCTGCTGAGTGGTTGTGCCGCCTTGGTAGGTGTAGATGCATCCGCCCGAGAGTGGCTGGCCTGTCTGAGTGGTGAACGTGGCGCGCGGCGACCGGAAAGGCACCACAGGATTCTGAGATACAGCAGGGACAGAGCTCAGGAATAGTGCCAGCGTTCCGAGAAATGTGATAATACGGTTTTTCATAGTCCTGCCTTTGCGTTTAGTGCGGCAACCTGTGCGACAAGGGCCGCAATCGCCGTCTGAGTGTCTGAAAGGTGTTTGTATCCGAACTCAGTGAGCCCGCTAGGAGGGGAAGGAATCTGACTCGCCTGCGAGTGAACGAACGGAACCGCTGCGGATACCGGGGAGGGAACATTGATCGTCTGAGCCATCATTGCACCTGTGCCATCTGCTTCTGTAGCCGCTGCATTGGCTGCTGGAAGCCTGTTCCTTCAATATAACCGTCGATTATGCGCCAAGGTACTGGGTCCGTGGCTACAATGTCGAATACGAAGTCTCGCGCCTGACCAAGCCGCCGCAGGATGACTCGTTTCCTAGTTTCACCATCCTGTCCACAGTCCAACAAGTGCTCCGGTCCGAACGTCTTTGACCCGTCGCGGGAGATGCTAACCGACAACTGCGGACCGCGATAGTAGGGAGGCTGTTGCCCTGCTGGCGTAAGTGATGCTGCAGAGAGCGATCCATCGGAATTATCCACCGATAGCGCATATCGACCTCCACTTTGGTCATCAATTACCAGTTTACCCGCCTCTGAGACGCCAGTTTGCTCCATCGGCGGCGTCAGGCCAATGAGCGGTGGTTCTGGGCCCAAGCCTACCTCTAAATCGATCTGCAAACGGTCGAGGAACACGCGCTCGCGCTCAGCGGAGATGTGAGGAGAGCGCCGCCATCGGCGAATCGCGGTACCATTGTCCGTAAGGTTGGCAATATCCATCGAATAAATATTGCCTGAATTCCAGTCCCCTACAAGATGCTTTCCGAACGCGAATACATGGCAGGTTGAAAGGTGTGCGCTGTATCCGGTAGGCCCAGTCTGCGACCAGAATCCGCGCTCGTGCCATTGCTGGCTAGATGCGTCATAAACCCAAGTAGCGCCAGCGCCTCCATTGGCCGAAGGGAAGCGCAGAACCCAAAACGTGTGGCCCTGGTCGCGGTACGTGTATCCCACCGCGTCCGAACCCTTCAACGGATATGATGCCCAAGCAGTCTCAACGGCGAAATTTGATACCCGCGTTGGGGTGTAACCGTTCGCGCGCCAAGCAATATCGCCCATGCCATCTCGTCCGCCGAGCCAGAAAACAGTGTTATCCATCACGACAGGCGATAGTGGCGCTCCGCAGCCTTCCTCCATGTAGGCTCCTGAAATGGGGCTGAACGGCGTGTACTGGCTGGCTACGGAGTTGTAGTAGACCTGCGAGTGACCATCCTGCCCTAGAACAAAGAGAAAGTTGTATGCGGAGACAATGGAGGCGATATTCTCTGGAAACGTCTCGTTCTGCTGGACGCCGAGCGCATTCCACGTGGAACCATCGAGCAGGTTCGACACCTGAAACTTGTTCGTTCCGGCCAGCAAAGCCACGAAATAACTATGGCAAAACACCACGGATGCGGGAATTCCCTGCAAAGAGCTTACCTGCGTGAACGTACCTTTGGGGATGTTCCCGATTGCGTCCAGCGTGTAGATGAATAGCTTACCATCGGAGCAGATGAGCACTTGATTGCCGAGCGTGCCATTCGTCGCCATCGTGACCGGCTGAAGATTATTACCCACGGTGTCGATCATCGTCGGGGAACCTGCAGCATTCATCTCGTAGAACTTCGCGCCCCCCACGGCAAACATGCGCCCGTTAATCTCGATCTCACCGCGTACGGGCTTGTCGATTGTTCCCCATGCTGCCAGTCCGGGCGTAGGATAGAGCGCCATCGAAGACGCCGCCATCTGGCTTTCGATGTTTTCCTGGTACCAGTTCATCGTCCGCTGGCAGTCCGCGATAGTCGACTGGCTCTGGTACGAGGAGCCGATGAGGCCAAATCTCGCCATTTATCCGACGACCTCCACGTTTTTCTTGAGCAATTCTACGGTGTTCTGGAATGCGCGCACGAGAACTTCAGGGTCGATATTGAGCGGATAAACAGAACCAGAACGAGCCATGCCGGCCATGACGCAATCTGAAATCATGTCCAAAACGTCGATCAGGTTCACATCGGCGGGAACGCCGTCTGCCTCGAGCAGATGGTGACGGTTGACCTTGCGGTGATTGTCCCACCATGAATGCTCCTTGAAGCCGGTCAAGAAGTCGCGATGGAATCCATCGATATCGCTGATCTTGTCGTGGTCGTGCGCATCCCGCGATCTCTGCATTTTCTCGATAAAGAACTCAAGAGCGAATCGCACGTCCTCAATGTGCTGGAAACTACTGGATAGCAAAGTGTCTTTGCTTGTGTTTGCAAAGTCGCAGGTGCGTGTATCAGCCGTGGGGCTTTTCTTGATCTGGATCATTTTCATATAGCTCCAATCGTTAGTACGGTATCCCGAACATATCCGCTTTCCATTGGTAACCGGCAGGGTTGGTTTGAAGGTCAGAAATCAGGTTCAAATCAGGCGCATTCTGCGTCTTGACCATTGCAAGCGACTCCACAGCTATTTTCGCAACTGCGGGGTGGATCTGCGCTCCGAATTGCGGAGCCAACTCCAGGGCGAGATTGTAGACGAAGGCCCGCGCATACCCCGGCGGGAAATTGAGGATGGTTTGCAGCGTGGCCGGCCAGACGAGCGACTGCCAGGCGTAAATGCGCACATTGTTTGGCTGTGAGTTGGGGATGGGCCAGAAAGACAGCGTGCGTAGCGGTGCGCCGCCATCGTCATAGCAGACCAGCGGGAATGTGCCCGGGACGTTCTTTACCGGAACCTGCGTCTGCCACTGGGTCATGGTGTACAGGTCAATCGGAACCTCAACTGGGTTCGTCGGATTATTGAGCAGGATCGCGCTCATTCCCACGATCTGCGAGGGGCGCGTTGCGTTGAAATCTCCACCCGGCCCCAAAGTGTACGCTTGCTTGCCGAGCGACAGCGGATAGTCTGAGGCGCTCATGGTGAAGATGGATAGGCTGTCTGCGTTCCACGAGTCCACCATCCACTGAAACGCCATCAGCGCATCGTTTGCCTCGTCGCTGGTGGGCAGCTCGCCAGAGGCTACCACATTGATCAGGCGCATCGCCGCAGTGATGAGCGAAAGCGTCGTGAAGAAGATGGAGTTGTCGGCGGTTGTCGGCGTCAGGTTGGATACCGGATTGGTCAGCAGCGATCCGCTCGCCGCGTCCACCGATAGCGAATACTGGTTGCCGGATTGGTCCGTGAGAATCAGCGCCATTATGCGACCTTTCGGGGACGGCCGGGACCGCGCTTCTCGGGGATCGGCTGAACCTGTGGAGCTTCCGATGCCAGCGCCTCAATCAGAATCGACAACTGAAGCGCGATTATCTTGAGCCAAGCGTTTGTGCTGAGATCGGTCGGTGCGATGAGTTGGATTTCCTTGCTTGTCATTTTGCCTTGCTCCCCCCAGGTTGGCGCATAAGAAATTCATGCAAATT